TAGGTGACCAAGTAAAAGCCTTAAAACGCAGACAAACACTTTGGATGAACAAAAAAGCAGAAGATGTAAAAAAGTTTGAGACTGCAATAGAAGATCTTGCACACGTAGATATTGATGCAGAATTAGCCGCTCATGCTGACCTCCTAACCTGGACTGAACTCAATAATATACAAACACAATTACAAAAAGACATTGCCGCATTAAATGCACAAGTAAGTAGAGCAGAGAAAGATGTAAACAGAACAAAAAAAGCATTAGACAGTTTAGAATCAGGAACTTGTGATAGTTGCGGACAAAGTGTAACACATTTACCTACACACCAACAACAGGTTGTAAAAGCACAGGAGGAATACAATGGGTCAAGTGATTTCCTTAGCGAAATACAGGAAGGAATTACTGCACTCAAGGCAGATAAAAAAGAGGTTCCGGCGAGACCAAGAGTTTTTTATGATAGCGTGTCTGATGCACACAATCATAGATCAACTTTATCCTCACTTGAAACACAGTTACAGAGCAAACGTGCAGAAGCCGATCCTTACATTGATCAAATAGTTGAAATGCAAACAACTGCCGCCGCTGAAATTTCATATGACAAACTAAACGACTTGACCAGATTACATGATCATCAGGACTTCTTACTTAAACTGTTAACAAACAAAGATAGTTTTGTGCGTAAACGTATAATTGATCAAAACCTAAGTTACTTGAATTCAAGACTTACACATTACTTAGACAGAATAGGATTGCCACACACAGTCATATTTCAAAACGATTTAACTGTTGAAATACAGGAACTTGGTAGAGATTTGGACTTTGATAACTTATCAAGAGGAGAAAGAAACAGGCTAATTATTAGTATGAGTTGGGCTTTCCGCGATGTATGGGAGAGCCTGTATGGAGCTATTAATTTACTGTTCATTGATGAAATGATCGATTCGGGTATGGATACATCAGGTGTTGAGGCCGCACTAGCATTGCTAAAGAAAATGGCAAGAGAGCGTAGCAAAAGCATTTGGTTAGTATCGCACAAAGATGAACTAGCAGGGCGTGTTAACAATCTACTAAAAGTTGTAAAAGAAAATGGCTTTACAAGTTATAGTACGGATATAGATATTGCATGAACCTAGCACTAGAACATTGGCACATAGAAGTAAGTAGCATCTGCACACTAAAATGTCCACGATGCACTAGAACAGAACAGCCAGAAACCCTCCTTAACAGAAGTTTAGATTTAAAGTTTTTCCAAGAGCAAATTGGACAAGAGAGAATAAAAGAAATACGTAAAATCACCTTTTGTGGAGACGACGGTGATCCAATTTATGCAAAACAGTTCTTACCAATTATAGAATGGTTAAAATCTATTAACAAAGAGATGCAAATAACAATAATCACCAATGGTAGCTATAAAAAAACAGAATGGTGGCAAGAACTTGCAATGTATCTAAACGAGTATGATGAAATACACTGGAGTCTTGATGGATGGGATCAAGAAAGCAATAGCAAGTACCGCATGAACTGTGATTGGAATAGTATTATTGACGGTATTGCTACATTTCGGAAGTACAATAAAAATACCTATACTGTTGTAGCCACGATTGCTTTTAGATTCAACGAAGACGGTTTGACTAATATATCAACTCTAGCACAGGCTTATAATTTTGATTGTTGGCAACTAACTAAAAGTACAAAATTTGGAAGTAAGTATCCAGATGCATACGGCAATGATGACCTTCTCGAACCACAAAATAAAAAATTAGTTGCCAGTGGACACAGATTTGAACGTGATACTACATATATTAGTGCTAAAGAACGTCCTGGAGCAAATTTAAAAACACTGTTTTGGAATCGTGCAAAAAAACTGCAATCTAGCACAGAATATCCTGCTCTGTGTTACATCGGAAACAAAGGAGTGTATTTAAAAAGTACTGGTGAATTTTATCCTTGTTGCTGGACTGCTCTTCGCTATCCTCATAACGAAAAATGGAATAAACTTGCACAAACCAAATTTAACCTGTACAATAACACACTTGACAACATACTAAAAGATAACTGGTGGCAAGGAGAATTTAAACAGTTTGATAACTTAGAGTGTAAAACCAAATGCACAAAAGCCCAACTGTTAGACAAACATCATGTTACTGAGTGGTGAGCAATGACCTGGCTATACAAGAATAAACAAGTGGACGAAATACCAACAGAGTTTATTGGATTTGTATATCTAATAACGAATACAACCAATGATAGAAAATACATTGGTAAGAAACTTACGCAGTTTAAACGAACAAGAAAACCATTGAAAGGTAGGACGAATAAACGTAGATACACAGTCGAAAGTGATTGGCAAGACTATTATGGTAGTAGCGATGAACTGTCTGCTGATGTTGAACTATTAGGCAAAGAAAAATTTAAACGCGAAATTTTGTTTTGGTGTAGTAGCAAAAGCGAACTTAGTTACATAGAAGCAAGAGAACAATTTACGCACAAAGTACTAGAAAGTAAACAATGGTATAACGGGCATATACGGGTCCGTGTACACCAAAAAGGCATTTTAAAAGAATAATTAAACCCCCAGATAATAATGTCATAAACAACTATGACACAGGCACACATAGAGCTATGCTCAGAGCAACTTTTTAAATTTCCCAAGCTAATATGACATCGTTTGATCGAGGATGCTCGATCCACCTTGAAGTCTGCCAACGCGAGTTGTAGCCGACAGAACTGGTGCGTCAAAGGACATAGCTAACTTAAGGCTAGAATGATATGGGCTCTGTGAAACAGATACAACCCATGCGTTAGTATACTTCGCTTGAATGGGTATACATAACGTTCCGTTGTGAGACAAGGCTAGAGTAAGGGGTACAGCACAACCGCCCCTGTTACAATGTAAATCTCTTTATTCATGTGACTGGACCCACTCAGATGATGACAGTTGACTTGCCCGTAGTAGGGCAAGTATGACTAAACTATCTAGATGATAACGGAGTAATAGTTGCTGAGCTTTAGCGAAGCAAAAGATGTCTTTAGACATCTAATAAGTATGCATATGGGATTGATTAAGTTTAAACATTATACCAAAAACATAGCAATAGTACGCAATCATAAATGCAGTACTACGACTATGTTGAGTTATGTAGCACAAGCATTGTGGAATGCAGATCCTAAAGAAGAACAGTTCTATCAAAACTTTCAAAACGAGCGTCCTGGGATTTACAATAAAGCCAGAATGTTTGAGGAGTTTAAGGATGAACTCCTAGAGGCAGATTTACGTATTGCACTGTGGCGTGATCCAGTTGAAAAGTTTGTGAGCGGTTTCAATCATACTATGAGTAATCCAGCAAATAAGAACTTGTGGATTAAGTCACCAGGACTAACTAATTTTCTAAAAGACTTTGACGTGTACAAACAAAATCCAAATGTAGCAGATCATTGTCAAACAAATACTGCACGTCTGGGTCCTGATCGCAGTATCTATACACACATATACAATTTTAAACATGTACACAAGATAGCTGAATTGTTAGGAGTTCCTGCGTTAGATACACATCATCGCAAGGATAACACCATGCGTGCCGGACCAACTGATCTGCAGAAATTACGTATCAAACAAGTAATGCTTGAAGACTATGTAAATGGTTGGTGTTAGTCTGGGTAGTCTCTATAGAGAAAGTGTTGTATGGTTTCGCCATCTACCCATTGATTAAAGCCTACATGTTCAGTTTCAATATCATCTACATTTGAAACCACATGCGACATTGCATCATCGAGTGCCTGCATGGTGTCAAATTCCATATCAATCCGAAACTCTGGTAAGTCCATACTGCGAAATCCTAACTTCATTCTTGTGATTCTATAGGCATGCATTGTGGGCAATTTATCAAGGAAAAGCTTCATGTTAGCTACAAAAGTTCGTGCATCTATACCTTCTTTTACATCGGCATAAACTGTATAAACATTCATTATACTCTTCCTCCTAGTATCTCAAATCCGTCAATTTTTGTTTTGTAATCGTCAGCTTGTCCTAAGTACAAAAAGTTAAAACCTCGTTTTTTATATATTGCACATTCGTTTTTTAGACTTTTAATTCCTAAACGCAAATTTGGATTAGCGTAATCCCATGCAAACTGTATTGCTTCAACATTTTTACTATTATAGCATCTTAATAAGCTGAATGCAACCATTTTATTTTCTTTATCATAGTAAGCATACACATCGTTCTTGTCGTCATAGTACTCTTCTGCAAAAATTGGCATTACACTTTTAAATTTTTTATGTTTGCAGTATGCATCGTAGATTGCTTCTAAAGGTTTTTGGAATGGCGATTTTAGTTTTTTGCAGTTATCCATTATTTCATAGTTTGTTTGACTAAGATCAATTCTTGCATATATCATTTTATTCTCGGGTCTTTTCTGTGAGCAAATACATCTTGTAAATATTCTTCATTCCAATTGTCATAGTAGCCTCTGTGAGCTATCATTTTTGCATGATCGTTTAGTTTTTCTTTGTCTTGCAGTAATACAAGTGCATACTTACCCATATTAAAGTATACACCGTTTTGTTCTTCTACTGTATCTGGGTGGTCAGCAAGTGCTAGTAGATTACGTTTGGTGAATCCTTTTGAAGTGTTAACCACATCGATTACCCAATTGAAGTATGCATCGTCATATTGTTTAGGTGGATATGCGTAGATGATAACATCGTTTTTACCCATGTACTGTTTTTTTGAAAACAAAAATAGATCCCGTTCTACATCATCGCCTAGACGCACATCATATTTTTTCTGCAATCGTGCATTTCGAGCAAACGGACACGGCGGCCAATTTCCTAGTGCTGGATGCGGAACTTCCACAAAGTTAATTAACCATTGTTCAATATCAGATTTTACTTGATCTATTACCAAAACGGTTGTCCTGTTTTCTTTGCAGTTTCTAAATTTTCTTTAATAAGATCATTTATATAGCCACGCTCGGGGCTACTCATGTTAACTATTTCACTATATGTTAACCCACCACGCATGAACCAAACCATCTTGAGCATGTCTTCTTTCAGGCCCTTAACTTCTTTGTCCATATCTGAGATTATTTTTTCTATTTCTTCAGGTCCGGACGTTAAGAGCCTTATGCGAAAAAATTTGCAACATTCATTGTAAACGGAGTTTCGTATTCATGTTTGCAGTCATTGCATGTTATCTTCATTGGCTTGATTTCACTAGATTCTTTAATGTCTTGTATTTTTTTGCGTATTTTTTCAAAAGATACACTATCGCAGTTTTGTATATATTCTTCAATATGCTTCTTGTCTACGACAACCTCGTCTCCGCTTTTTACCATGCTTATACTACCTGCTATTGCAGTAAGTGTTAAAAAACTTATGTTTTGAAATGCATCTTGTAATAGTTTTAGTTTTTCATCCTCTGGCATATCAGTTGTCGGAAGCGTTTCCATCATTTTTTGATCTTCAAATTGTGCAGTATTGTTTTCGTTTTGTTCTTTATATGTAAGTGGTTTAAAATGGATTTCCATGTCACCCATTCTTACAGGGTCAGAATAATCTGCAAATCTGATACCATCCATTACGTGTCTTAGATCAAGTGCAAATTCATTTTCCTCTTCGCATTTTGGACATTTGCTTAGGAACTCCATGTCATGACCATAACTTGCAATACGTATAGCGATAAGCACAGTATCAAGGTCCGAAGTGCTTATTTGCCAAGGATCATTGAATGCAGGAATACAACTTTTTATAACATTTGCAACTGCAGCTCCGTTAAACAATGCATCAGCAGTTCTATATGAAATTTCATCAAGTGCAGTCATTGGGTACACAGGTAACTCTCCATTGTGCGGAAGGTTAACAACTGAGTCATCATAAAAAGCTCCGTTACTAGGCAACTTTATATAGATGCTCGGCTGTCGAAAGTGTTTGGCCAATGGGTTTGGGTTGTTGTTTTCAGTCATATTTTTCCTACCATAAATATAGTTGTATATTACTTATACGGCTTAAAAACAGGTGAAAATTAAGTATGGCTGAAGATCAAGAACAAACCAGACTATTACAACAGATGCTAGAAGCATTACAAAGATCTGGCGGCAATACAAATTCAAAGCAAGTCAAAGACGCTAAAAAGGCTCTTGCTGATTATAATCTACAAGTAACCCGTAGCACCAGAGCAGAAAAAGATAAAACAAACATTACAGGTAAATCTGCTCAGATGATTGCCAAGGCTACTGTGGGCACTTCGAAGTTTGTTGCAGCCACTGCGGCGGCTGCAGGCGCAATACGCGAAAACAGAGAAGACTTCAACAGCCTCAATCCTGCTATCCAGTTAGTCGGCAACGGCATGCAAATGGCTAGTAAAACAGTCGGAGCACTTGGTGATGCGGCTGGTGATGCACTAAAAGGAATTCCTCTTCTTGGTGGAGTCATTGGTGGAGCAGTAAGTGCGGCCTCAAAGTTAACTGCAGCCTTAGGGCAAGCGGCTGGTGAGATTGTTAAAACAATTGGTCCGATGCTTACTGCAGAACTGCAAAGAGCTTCAGTTGCATACAGAAATGCAGGTAGTGTTGCGGCTCTTGGCGCAGACGGGCTTAGTGGCTTAGCAAATCAGGCAATTGATGCAGGATTAAGTTTTACAAGTTTTAGTAATGTAGTAAAACAAAATGCAGAAACCATGGCATTTGCAACACGTAATAGTGCTGACTCAGCAAAGGTTCTAGCAGATACTAGTAAAGCAATGCAACCATTTAGACGTGGTATGCTGGCTTTGGGTATAAGTGTTGAACAACAAAATGAACTGACTGCTGGCTACATTGGATTACAACAAAGATTAGGCAGAGATGAGTCAAGAAATAGTCAAGCATTAGCACAAGGTTCTCGTAACTACATACAGAATTTAACAGAACTATCCAAGCTCACAGGCAAGAGTGTATCAGAACAACAAAAAGAACTTGATGCACAATCTCGACATGTTAGACAGGCAGCCACACAACGTGAAGTAGAGAGAACACTTGGTGGAGAGGCTGGTAAAAAAGCCTCTGAAGCTATTTCAGGAGTTGCAACAGTCTTAAAGTCAGCGGCTCCGGTGTTAGCTGGCGGCTTCCAAGATGCACTAGGTGGTAACTTTAAAACTGACGCGGCTAAAAACTTTTATAGAGCAACCGGTGAAGCTGGTAAGGACATTATTAACCAGTTGAAAGCAGGTACAATAACACGTGAGAAAGCTCTTGCAGGCATACAAGAAGCTGCCGCAAACAGATACCAGTCATTGGGCGGTGACAAATTCGCTATGGCTGCTGGTAATACCGGCACTGCACTGGACGCAGTAATGATGGATTTACAGAGCTTGACTTTTGGTGCAAAATTTGGCGATCAGATTGGCAAAATAGAAAATGCTACCAAGAAGAATATGGAAACCACAGACGCTACAACGAACTCAATGATTAATGCACAAGAATCAATGATAAAGGCCGCTAAGGCTCTTGACGAACTAGCATTACAAACTTCATTGCCATTGGCAGCCACTGCTATTGAAAAATTCACTGACTATTCTGTTAAGGCATCTCAAAAAATGTTAGCATATGCAGATGCATTTGCTAAAGGCGGAGTAGGTGCAGTGACTAATAAACTAAAAGAAGATGCAATAAACAAGAATGTTGGCGATGCAGGTAGTGCTCTAGATAAACAAGATGCAACTAACTTTAATGCTGGCGGACTGTTAATGAAAGCAGACATCACAGTTGCAAAAGGTATCGAAGGGCTAGTAGGATTTTTTAGTGAAGGTGCAAAAGATTTTCTCAAAGAAATGAGAGTAGAAAACCAAACTAACTATCTAGAAAACCAAGGTATAAAAGTAAAACGTGATGACTATGCCGCAACACTTGCTGGCCCTAAATCAAATGTTCAAAAGTCGGATATTAACAAATCAGTAACAACCAATCTCGCAACAACTACAAATACTGGCGACACTGACAATAAAAATGCAAATAGCCAATATGCTGGCGGTGATAATAATATGCTTAATGTTATAGCTGGTGAACTACAAACAAACAATGCATATCAAAAGAAGATATTACAACGTGTAGGACAGTAGTGATAAATACTCCATAACAAAGAGTACACTGGAACACATATGTCTTGGAAAAAATACTTTAAAGCAGTTGACAACTATGGTGGTCAACTAAGTCCAATAAGTGGACAAAACAGTAGAGGACCGAGTTACGGTAGTGGCGGTTCAGGCGGGCAGTTTGGTTTTAAAAACTATCAAAGTCATTTGCCAGAAGTATATTCTGGACATCCAAACAGAATTGAACGCTACAATCAATATGAGAATATGGATAATGACAGTGAGATAAACGCATGTCTTGATATTATTGCTGAATTTTCGACACAAACAAATGAAAGCAATAACACACCTTTTGAAGTACAGTATTCAGATACTCCTACAAATAATGAAATTGAAATAATACGTACACAGTTACAACAGTGGACCAAACTAAACAAACTCGATCAACGTATGTTTCGTGTTTTTAGAAACACTCTGAAGTATGGCGATCAAATCTTTGTGCGTGATCCAGAAACATTTGAATTATACTGGGTTGACATGACCAAAGTTGTGCGTGTCATTGTAAACGAAAACGAAGGTAAACGTCCTGAACAGTATGTAATACGAGATATCAATCCAAACTTTCAAAATTTAAGTATTGCACCAAAGCAAACAACAGATTATGGTACTGGTATTAATTCTGGACAGATTATTGGTACTGGAGGTAGCAATATGGGTGGGTCAAACTATACCATACCAAATGCACCAAGTGGACAGAGTAGATTTGAACACACAGTAAACGAAACTGTGATAGATGCAAAAAACGTAGTGCATCTTGCACTTAGTGAAGGATTAGATTTTTTCTGGCCATTTAGCCAAAGCGTACTAGAAATGATATTCAAAGTTTTCAAGCAAAAAGAGCTTCTTGAAGATAGTATATTGATATACAGAGTGCAACGTGCTCCAGAAAGGCGTGTATTCTATATTGATGTAGGTAACATGCCATCGCATCTTGCAATGCAGTTTGTAGAGCGTGTAAAAAATGAAGTGCATCAAAGGCGTATACCTAGTGCAAGTGGAGGTCAACAACAAACCACAATGGATACAACTTATAATCCTCTATCCATAAATGAAGATTACTTCTTTCCCCAAACTGCAGAAGGTAGAGGATCTAAAGTTGAAACACTACCGGGTGGAGAGAACTTAGGACAGATTGACGATTTAAAATACTTTAACAACAAGATGTGTAGAGGACTACGTGTACCAAGTTCATATTTGCCTACTGGTCCTGACGATTCAGATCGCCCAATGAATGATGGCCGTGTTGGTACTGCACTGATTCAAGAATATAGATTTAACCAATACTGTGAAAGACTGCAAAAACAAGTCATACAAAAGATGGACGATGAATTCAAGATGTTTATGCGTTGGAGAGGTTTTAACATCGACAGTGGATTGTTTAATATTACATTTGCACCTCCGCAGAATTTTGCAAGTTACAGACAAGCAGAATTAGACACAACAAGAATACAGGCATTTAGTGCTTTAGAACAATTGCCTTATATGAGTAAACGTTTTTTAATGAAACGTTACTTAGGCTTAACTGACGATGAACTGCAAGAGAATACAGAGCAGTGGGAAGAAGAAACTGGTCAACCAATTGAAACTGAACCTACTGGTAGTGACTTGCGTACAGTCGGTGTAAGTCCAGCAGATATCGAAGGAGATGTTGAAATGGGAGATGCAGTTGCAGGCGAAGAAGGTGCTGATCCAGCATTAGGCGGAGAAGAAATTGATATTAATGTTGATGCTGCCGCTCCGGCAGTGCCTGATGCTCCTCCTGTATAATTCAATTGCCATTGGATTTAACAAAAATTAAGAAGTTTATCTTTGAGACTTCAAATTACTGTAATCTTCACTGTCCACAATGTCCAAGATTTGATGCAAAAGGGTATCTCGACAGAGATATAACACTCGGTCATTTAAGTTTTGAAACCATACAAAGAAACTTTCATCTTGATGCTCTGCCGGCACTAACGGATGTTATGTTTGAAGGTGACTATGGCGATCCCATGATGAACCCACAAGTTTGTGAATACGTTGAGTTTTTCAAAGATATAACAGTAACAATAGTAACAAACGGCAGTATAAGAAATCCTTCCTTTTTTAAAAAACTTGCAAAGTATAGCAACCTAAAAATTACATTTAGCATTGACGGATTAGAAGATACTAATCACATTTATAGAATAAATTCAGACTGGCATAAAATAATGTGCAATTTAAAAGCCTATACTGATGCCGGCGGTCAGGCAAAATGGAAGTTCTTAATTTTTAAACACAACCAGCACCAAGTAGCTAAAGCTAGAAAATTAGCAACTGATTTAGGTTGTGAGTTCAAAGCAGAATACACAAACAGAAACTTTTGGCAAGATAATGTTTGGCCAGTGTATATAGATGGCAACTATCGTTATGATATCACAATGGCAAACGATACAAATTCTCTACAACTCAGTACACAAACGCATAATGTGGCAAAGATGCATATGAATCCTAACACGTTTGAAAGTCCTAGTTGTTACGGATGGATGGATGTTGGGGAGTTGTATGTAAATTGTTATGGACATTTGTTACCATGTTGCATGACTTCAGGAGTGACATGGAAAAATACAGTATCTGATCAATTATTTCGAAAAAAAATTATTGGTAACATTGATGATATTAATTTAAATTTATATAACATAACTGAAATTGCCAAAACAGACTTTTATACACATAAACTTTATGAAAGTTGGAAAAGTATAAAAACATGCCATAATATTTGTTTTGCAAATTGTAGTAAGGCACTAAATAGTAGTGTTGAACAAGATAGGTAATTACAAGCATGAAACTATTTGAATTTTACGAAGCACCTGCAGAAGGCTATCAAGATCAGAAAGATGATAATTCTGTTCCAGAACTTGGTGAGTTGCGTAAAACAAAACTTACATTAAAACAAGTTTCTAAAATGCGTAAGATGTATGATATGCGTAACTATGAAAAAACTACCGAACTTAAAAAGATACAAGCACAGTTTGCTCCACCTCCGCCACAAATGTAGACTATCTGAATAAATTATTCATTTTATACCCATTTTACCTCTATAATCTACTAGTTTTTTAATTTTATTGTAAGTATTATACTGACCATACGTTTGGAGAACAAAAACAATGAATAAATTTGAACAGTTAATTGAATTCGTAATCAATGATGACGAAAAAAATGCAAAGGCACTTTTTCATGAAATAGTCGTAGACAAGTCAAGAGACATTTATGAAGAAATCATGTCTGAAGAAGAAATTACAGAAAAAAAGCAAGGATACAAGGACCGTGAAGATGAGCATTTAGGTGCAAAAGACGGTGCTGAATCAGGCAAAAAACAATCAATGAAAGATCGTAGAGACGATGAAATGGGAAAGCGTGGCAAGCGTGACGCAGAACATGATAACAAACAGAAAATTGATGATGACGTAAATGAGTCAGAAATTGGTGGATCACAAGTTGACGATTTAATTGATGATGTTGAAGCAGAAGAGCAAGGTGCAACATTTGAAGACGAAGAAGAAGAAATCGAAATGATTGATATCGACGTTGATGATGATGACGGCGAAGAAGAATTAGAAGATCGTGTTGTAGACATCGAAGACAAATTAGACGAACTAATGGGTGAATTCGAAGAGTTAATGGCACAGGTTGACGACAATTCAGATGACATCGAAGGCGAGCAAGATGAGATCTCAGACATTGATAGCGATACTGACATGGAGCAGGACGAGATTGATGACATGCAGGACAAAATGGACGAGCCAATTGATGTTAACGTAGAAGTAGAAGGCTTTAATGAGAACGTAGATTTAGTTCCAGCACCAAAGCCAGTAACAACTTCACCAGCTAGTAAAAGTCCAGTAGCTGCCAATTCAGGTCAAAAAGGAATGGATGCACGTCCAGTCAACTTTGATGATGGTAACAAAGGTAAAGAAGGCCGCCCAACACCAAAATATGGTGACATGGACGGAACTACAAAGCCTGACGTAAAGCCAGCTCCAAAGCCTGAATTAGCACAAGCCTCTGGTGTTAACACCAAGAGTGTTATAGACTAATCTAGTTAGGAACCAAGTATATGGGACAGCTATACCTTAGAGAAGATCTTACTTTTGAAGCCGCAAAGATGCAAATCGTTGAGGGCAAAGATGGTAAGAACCTCTATATGGAGGGCATCTGCATACAAGGTGACGTGAAAAATGCCAATGAACGTGTTTATCCGGTAAGTCAAATTGCAGAAGCAGTTGATACACTGAACGAACAAATCAAAACAACAAGCGTTCTCGGCGAAGTAGATCATCCAGATGACCTTAAGATTAACTTAGACCGTGTATGCCACATGATTGAGAGCATGTGGATGGACGGACCTAATGGTTATGGAAAACTAAAAATTCTCCCAACTCCGATGGGCGAGCTAGTGAAAACTATGCTTCAGTCCGGTGTGAGATTGGGCGTTTCGAGTCGTGGATCGGGTAACGTTGATCCACATAACGGACGTGTCAGTGATTTTGAAATAGTCACTGTAGACGTGGTCGCACAACCCAGTGCTCCAAATGCTTATCCAAAAGCAATTTATGAAGGACTGATGAACATGAAACATGGACATCACATTTTAGAAATGGCTCGTGAGTCTGGGAAAGACGGCAAAATACAAAAGTACCTGAAAGACGAAGTTTCTCGTCTTATCAGAGACCTAAAAATTTAGGAGAATCGCATGTTAGATGCTATTAAACCACTATTAGATAGCGATCTCGTCAATGAGGATACTCGTACTGCTATTGCTGAACAATGGGAAGCAAAAATGGTAGAGGCCAAAGAGACAGTGCGTGCCGAACTTCGTGAGGAGTTTGCACAACGCTATGAGCATGATAAAACTGTGATGGTAGACGCCCTAGATAAAATGGTTACAGAAGGCTTAGCCGGTGAAATCAAATCTTTGCAAGAAGAGAAGACTGCACTAGCTGGTGATCGTGTAAAGTTTCATAACAAGATGAAAGAAAATGCTGATAAGTTTAATGGCTTTTTAGTAAAACAACTTTCAGAAGAGTTGAAAGAACTACGCACAGATCGTAAGGTATCAAAAACAGGTTTTGAGAAATTAGAATCATTTGTTGTTGGTGCTTTGGCTGAAGAAATCAAGGAATTTGCAAGTGACAAGAAAGACTTAGTGGAAACTAAAGTAAGACTTGTTTCACAAGCACGTAATAAACTTGATCGTCTAAAGAGTAAATTCGTAAAAGAATCTGCTAAGAAGATGGCTTCAACTGTATCTACGCATCTTAAGGCTGAAATGGGTCAACTAAAAGAAGACATCAAAACTGCTCGTGAGAACAATTTTGGTCGTCGTATCTTTGAAGCATATGCAACAGAGTTTGGTGCTACACATTTAAATGAAAATGAAGAAGTACGTAAACTAAGTGCAAAAATTGCTAAACAAGATAAACAGTTGGCAGAAGCCATCAAAACTCAAGACAAAGCGAAAGCACTTGTTGAGAGCAAAAATAACGAAATAAAAGTTATAAAAGAAGCCAATGAGCGTGATGCTACATTGGATGAACTTCTATCTCCTCTTAATAATGAGAAGAGAGAAATTATGACTAACTTACTTGAAAACGTTCAGACATCTAGATTGAAGAACGCTTTTGAAAAATACTTACCAGCAGTAATCAGCGAAACTAAAGGCATGAAAAAAGCCGCTAGTTTGACTGAGCAAACTGGTAACAAAACTGCAAAGGTCGTTGAGAAGGCCGATATCGATTCAAACGTTATCGACATCAAGCGCCTAGCAGGGCTTTAAACTAAAAAAGGGAGACATTTAATGTCACAAGAACTACTAGAAAACAGATGGAGCGAGACCAAGGAAGCCCTCCTAGAAGGCTTACAAGGCACTCGTAGATCTACAATGGGTGTTGTTTTAGAAAACACACGCAAACACTTAGCTGAAGCAGCCACTGCTGGATCAACAAGTTCAGGTAACGTAGCAACTCTTAACAGAGTTATTCTACCAGTTATCCGACGTGTTATGCCAACAGTTATTGCTAACGAGTTAGTTGGTGTTCAGCCAATGACAGGTCCAGTTGGACAAATTCACACATTGAGAGTACGTTATGCAAACGCAATGACAGACAACTCAATTGCCGCAACATCAGTTGCCGCTGGTGAAGAAGCATTATCACCATTCAAAATTGCCCAGGCATATTCCGGTTCTACTGGAGCAACTGCTGCATCATATGCAGGTGGAAACACAGCAACTATGGAAGGTGTTGGTGGTAGACAAATTTCAGTCCAAATCTTAAAGCAAACAGTTGAAGCAAAAACTCGTAAGCTACAAGCAAGATGGACATTTGAAGCCGCTCAAGATGCACAAGCAATGCACGGTATCGATGTAGAAGCAGAAATAATGGCAGCATTAGCTCAAGAAATTACTGCTGAAATTGATCAAGAGATTCTATTATCTCTACGTACATTAGCTACACAGGAATTCGTATTCAACCAGGCTGCAGTATCAGGTACTGCTACTTTCGTTGGTGACGAGCATGCCGCATTAGCAGTGTTAATAAACAGAACAGCTAACTTAATTGCACAACGTACAAGACGTGGTGCAGGTAACTATGCAGTTGTTTCTCCAGCTTCATTAACAGTATTACAATCAGCTACAACTTCAGCATTTGCTAGAACAACAGAAGGTACTTTTGAAGCACCAACAAACACTAAGTTTGTAGGTACATTAAATGGTACAATGAGAATATTCTGTGATTCATATGCAACAGACGCTACATCAGTATTAGTAGGATACAAAGGTGCATCAGAAACTGACGCTCCAGCTTTCTACTGTCCTTACGTACCGTTGATGAGTTCAGGCGTTGTATTAGACCCGGCAACATTTGAGCCAGTAGTTAGCTTTATGACCAGATATGGTTATATTGAGTTAACAAATACTGCGTCATCATTTGGTAACGCTGGTGACTATTTGGGTGAAATTGGTATATCCAACTTATCATTCTCATAATACACACGTAACTTTATTAAAAATAGCACCTTCGGGTGCTATTTTTTTGACTACGTGTTCTGATAAATACTACTACACAATAATGTGTTTATGCAGACAAAACTGCGTACCCGCTAGAACGGGAACTTTATAAGGAGAAAACAAATGGGAAGACCGTTAAAAATAAAAATATCCGATACACAGGATGCTGGATTTAACAATCCAGATGGAAGTCCAACTTCAACACCAGCAAACGAATTGTTCTATGGTGTCGTTGGTGGAAACATTTCAACAAGTGACTATTCATTTCCTGTAACAACAACTAGAATTAGACCAGCAGGCGGAAGTATTACTGCTGAAGGCGATGGTTTTATAGTAAGACAAAAAGGTGCGTCAAAGTATCTTGTGTCAAGATTAGATGCCAGTGCAATTGACCCTGTAAACGCAGTGGTTGGTAGCATAGTAAGAATTGTGTCAGTTGGTAATACTGATTGGAATGCAATGGGAATGCCTGGAAACGGATTTGTCTCAAACGGAGCTATTTTTACTGTAGAAGCTGCATCAGCTGCTGGTAGTTCGGGAACTATTGCGGAATGTGGAACATGCACATTAGCCGACGTAAACGATGCTTCGTTAGCCGCAGGTGATATGACAGTATCATATACTGATGTTGGTTCATCAGCAGTACGTCTAAAGCGTTTTAGTAATAAGCATGGAATATCTTTTGCAGGAAATGCAGTATTATTGAACTTCTTCAATATACTTGATGATACTGTAAAGATTGGTGGAATAGGAAGTGCAACAAATCCTAATACACGTGACTTAGTACAGATCGAGAATGCTTCACTAGGTTAATAGTGGCTTTTTTAACTAACCAAACCCTTACTGTATTAAGTACAGTGAGGGTTTTTTATGAGTGCAGCTTTTATATTAGGAAATGGCAATAGTAGGTGTTCGGTCGACCTTAACACATTGACTCCTCTTGGAATCACATACGGTTGTAATTGGATATTCAAAGAATATACACCTAACGTGTTAATTGCTACAGACAGATCAATTGCTGATCATATACAAGAAACTGGTTATGCACAAAAAAATAGATTTCATACACGTAAGCCTATAGTTGATCTGGGCGGTAAAAGCCTCAGTAACGATTATAAAGGATTTAGCAGTGGACCAAATGCGGCTGCAATGGCTTGTATTGATGGACACACTGACATATATTTGCTAGGAATGGATCTTGGATCAACAAACGGTATGTTTAATAACATTTATGCAGATTGGCAATTTTATAAAAAGAAACTTGACCCGCCAACTTTTGCAGGAAACTGGATAAATCAAATAGTAAAATTAACTGAAGATTATCCAAACAGACAGTTCTATCGGGTGGAAGGTATAGAAAGTGCCTTTGTCAAGCAGTTTAATAAAATTGATAACATGAAAATATTATCCATGGATAGCTTTCTAAAGATGGTAAATACTGCTAGAGGCCCATTATGAACACAAAGAAAAGAATCGACGGCGACTATTATATTGAAACCATAAACACTGGTGACAGAGTTATCATACAAACCACTGCTATGGCAGTTACTGGTAATTTAGAGGTATCTGGAAATTTAACATATATTAATACAGAGGAACTTGATGTTAAAGATCCATTTATTATGCTTAACAGTAGTAATACTTCAACATATGGTTCAAACTCAGGAATATTAACACATAAAAGTGCAAGTACATACGCTGGAATTAGATATAACAATGATACAACCAAGTGGGAACTTAGTACAAGTACTGGAACCACAGGCGAAACAGGCACATGGACAGAAATTGGTACTGCAGCGGCAGGAAGTGTTGCAGGAGCAAACACACAAGTACAGTTTAACAATGCTGGCAACTTTGGTGCTTCATCAAATTTTACGTTTACAGACACAAGTCAGTTGAATCTCACTGGAAATGTAAATATCAGCACAGGATTACAACTTAAAGATAGTGCCGCTCCTGGTGCAGTAACAAACACCACGGTGTTACATGGCGGGATTGCAGGAAGTGGCGGAACAGGCGTTTACTTTGTAGACGGTACAACAACAGATGAACTAGTAAGCAAAAGCAAGGCTATTGTTTTTGGAATTATATTTTAAGGAAAACAAATGACAATACAAACAACTGCCGTATCAAACAGTGCAACCACAGTATACTCTAGCACAAACAACACTGCGATCACTTATATGGAATTAACAAATGTCTCTGGAGGTGCACTGACTGTTGATATACATGTAATACCAAATGGAGATAGTTTGTCAAATACAAACATAATAGCAAAGACACTTAGTATTGCTACTCTTGACAGTTATCAACTATACACCGGTGGTGAAAAACTACTGCTCGCAAACGGAGATACTGTTCAAGTAACTGCAAGTGCAGCCACAGGAATAAACGCAGTAGTATCATTTACGGCGATCTAGTAAATGGGTTTCCTCAAGAATAGAGTCATTCCTGGCATAGGCGGAGCAGTGGTACCTGGTGGCACTACTGCAAATCGTCCAGCGTCACCTGCTTTTGGACTTTTTAGATTTAATTCTAGCACAAATTTTATGGAATACTTTAACGGAACTGAGTACAAAACAATTGCCAATGCTGGTGAAGCGAACATCACAGTAGATAGTTTTACTGGTGATAACTCTACGCTTACATTTACTCTAAGCACAAATGTAAGTGCCGCTGATCAAGTAATTGTGTTTGTTTCAAACATTTACCAACAACCAACTGGTGTATACACTATTACAGGCAGTGGCGCAGATATTACTTTTACAGCCGCTCCTTTAGCAAGTGAGCCCATCAACATACTACATGGCATAGGTAAGACTCCTAATTAACTGCGATAAATACTGCAAAGTTTAAGGATAGTAATTAATGGCCATTGCAAGAGTCACCGGTAAAGCACTCGCAAGTAATCTTGAAAGAACAACAAATCTAGCTGTTGATACAAGCACATTGTTTATTGATGTGACTAACAATAGAGTTGGTATCGGAACAGCCGCACCTACACAACCGTTACATGCTCCGGGTACGGCTAAAATTGCAAATTTGACACTTGCTGGAAACGCATTAACATCAGAAAGCACACTTAATTTAGCAGGTAGTCCGGTAAATCTTGGAGCAAACACTGCCGTCACAATCACCGGCGGAACAACAGGACAAGTACTCACAACAAACGGCAGTGGAGCATTAAGTTGGACCACTGGTGCAAATTTGGCCACTGTACTTGGTAATACAATTGCCCTTGGTACACCAGCTGATGGAAATATATCTGGACCAGACGTTGCATATGACGGTTGGACAACCACAACAAAGGTAACAACTGGTATCGACGATCTCAACCAAGTTGCCTTAAACATTGCAAATAACAAATATGTTGGCCAAGCCAGTTTTGTTGGATCACCAACTGCAGGGCCAAGTCCAATGACAGTGAATTTCACCGGTGCCTTTGTTGGAAATGCAAATGGATTCGACTGGACCTTTGGTGACGGAAGCACTGCAACTACACAAAGTCCATCTCACACCTACAATAATGCCGCAGGCGGAACCTTTAGTGTAACATTTACAGCTAGAAATACCAACGGCACGCATGGAGGAATTATAGCCAACGGAGCAAGAGGATCTGTTGACAGTGTAACACGTACAAATTACATTACATTGTTTACACCAACTCCGATTCCAGCTTTCGTACTTACAGATAGCACAATAGACACAGGTACTGCCGCAACCATAACAAATACAAGTCAATTTGTAACAACAAGTTTTGATCTAAGTTGGGGACAAGGCGCAAACGTACAACCTGCAACAGATTTTACAACAGTCCAAAACACATACAACAACACAGGTGGTGACACACAATATAACATTCTGCTTACCGGTACATCAGCCACTGCTGGTGCTAGTCCTGTATCGGTAACTACTGCTCCGACTGTTATAAGTGTGTTTACACCTCAAACAACAACGTTTAGTGCGAACGCTGTGCGTGTAGTCAACGAAGAAGCAACTTCAGGAGGCGTAGTACAATTTACAAATACAACTGCTACTGCTCCAGGAACTACTGCACTATTTGGGAGTGGACAAAAGTACAGATATACTTTTGGTGATAGTAGTGTTAGTAGTATAAACATACAGAATGGTGTGGCTGGAAACCCAGGAACTCCTATAAATCATACATATGCACTTAGTGGCGGACAACAAGCCGCTGGCACAACCGTTACATTTCAAACACAACTGTCAACTCTTACTGGACACTCAAGCAGTCCATTTAATGCTGCCAACATTGCTATTGTAGTTGAACCAGACATACGCAGTATCTTTTCAGGTACGTTGGTAACAGTTAGTGATAGAACAGGCGATGATGCACAAGACGGCTATTTGTTTACAGATTATAGATCAGGAGTAGAAACCAACAGAGGACTTGTAACATTTCAAAACACAAGTCAAAACGCTACAACCACAAATTTTACATTTGGAGATGGTAATACAACAGGTGCTATCACAAGTGGAGCAGGTACTCCAGGTGCGGCAAACATAACAAACAATTATGGTAGTGTTGCAAGTTTTACAGTAGCATTGGTATCAAGCGGAACTCCTGACACAATAGCACAGACAGACACAGAAACAAAATCAAATTTTATAACCATCAGAGCAAACCCAGCTGCACCTACACCACTAAGTGGCAAAACACTTAGTATGTCAACAGGTAGCCAAGGCACTTCTCCACTACTGGCAGCAGGTGCGACTGATAGAAGTAGTGGCAACATACCTGCAAACGGTAGTAGTGTAACACGTTACACAACTGCTAATCCAATTGTTACAAGCACAGTCACTGATGCCAACACTGCAATTTCAGGCACACTAACTGCAACATTTAATAATTCAGCATCTGGAGCAGTAACATTTACTGCTGGTGGAGATGGCGCAGGAACTTACACAGACTTAGTTGTAGTAAATGATGGAGATGCACATAACGAAATAAGTGCTAGTACATATCCAACAGGATTTGCTAAAGTTTTTGATGCTAGAGTTTCAAAGGCAACCGGCGGAATAAGCGTAGGGTACAATGATACAAGCCTGATACACTCAACTGCTGGTGTTACAAACACAGTTGGATTTGTAAAAGATGATATGACCAGTGTGCCAACTGTTGGTCAAGGCAGTGCTACTATTACAGAAGCAACTGCTGGCTCATACAGATATATTAGCGGAGTACCATATTATAATACAGGTTCGCCAGCAGTGAATATTGCTGGATTAACAGTGACAAACTTTGTTGGACAAACATATCGAGACACAACTACACCTTATACCACCACAACAGGTACACTAGCAGAAAGCACTAGTGGTTCTCTCATTTCTAGTCAGAACAAAACATATGCTCAGATCGACGGTGCACCAACTTTTCTTACAGGCGGAATACCAAATGCAACAACAGGTGTTGGCAGTGCATATACTTTAGGCACTATTAACATTCTCATTAATGGTAGTGCAAGAGCAGTAGGATACCTTGATGCACAAATGATAAACGTAAATGGCTCAAGTAGTGTTGTGAATTTAACAAACAAGTACATACAGGTTTATAGTGCAAGTTTGACTGGATTTGATGAAGGAAACATTCCAGTGTCTGACAGTCTCGGCACTAACTTTGATGATGATGGAAAGCGTGTAACGGGCTTTGGCAGTTTCGCTGACACTCCGAGTTTTGCAGGCGGAACAAATTATTATACCGCAAATGCATTTACCGGTGCTGCAACAGTAGCAGGCACTTCAGAGGCAATAGTGCGTTTTGGTACACTGAAACATTTTGTTACCAACCTAAGCAGTGGATATCTACCAGTAGGTCCAAACTTAGCCACAAGTAGAACAGGCAACCAATATATTACATTTGCCTTTAGAAGAGCAACTGTTGCAAACTTTGATATAGCAATAAACAGTACTACCGGCATTAAAGGAGTGTTCATAGGAGCACCCGGGACTGCAATAGATACTGCCAGTGGATTAAATGGATGGGTCAATGGTAGTATACAATACGGAGGTGCAGGAGTACCAGGCAGTGATACTGGTAACGGTGGTAATGGTAGTAACGGATGTGCTTTAACTGGTGCTGATATTATTCCAGTAAACACAGGCATTAATGCTTCTTATACCATGACACTAGGAAGTGAGAACAGTTCAAACGCTACAGGAAACAATGTGCTAGTGCGTATTGCACTAGGTTCAGGTCAAACTCTAACCAGTGTTAGTGTAGGAGTACAAACCTAATGGCATTAGCTGATAGCACCAAAGTAGATTTTTTATGGAAGAAGCTTGGATTTGGAGTTACTAAAACTGCTCCAAATGCAAACAAGCAGGCTTTCAACGAAAGTATTCCATCACCTCTGTTGATGCGAGGAGATAAAGTATGGCAAAGTTCTGGCAGTATTCCAGGAGTCAAGCCAGCGGCTGCTAGTGCAATTGTTAACATTTATCAAGATGCCGCTGGTGGAAGTGATACAGTTGAAACATCTGAAGACCTCAGTGCTCCTGACAATAGAACTTGGAAAACAAATTTGACTGACTGGATACCAACTGAATTTGGTTCAACCTATCTTGTAAAAGTTTATGTTGACAACGCTGGTGCAGCCAATCCACAAACCTCAGGAACACAACTGTTCCAAGCAGGTTCAGGAAACAATGACGAATGGTTTTTTGATTACTCTTCTGGTGTGCTTAACTTTAACGGTACAAATATTCCAACAGTAATTGGCACAGGAGTCACTGGCAAATCTGTTTATATTGTTGGTGCAAGGTACATTGGACCTTTTGGTGTTGGCGGCGGAACTAGTATAGGTAACCTATCTGTAACTGATACAACTTTTACCACTAACAATGCTGGTAGTATTATAGGATTTACTACAACTGGTCAAGGTACTGTTAACATTAATAATACCACTGCACTACAAATAAGTGTAGGTACAACAGCCCAACGTCCAACCACTCCAACTCAAGGTGACCTGCGTTTCAATTCTACAAATACCGCAGTTGAAGTCTACAACGGCACAGGTTGGGTAAACGTAGGAGATGATTCAGCAGTAATCACTTCACAAAGTTTTAACGGAGATAATAGTACAGTTGCATTTACACTAGGTGCCAGTGCAACCACTGCAAGTGTCATTGTCAGTATTAACGGTACTGTACAAGCACCAACAACTGCCTATGCAGTATCGGGTACTACGCTTACATTTACTGAAGCACCTGCCGCGGGTGATGTAATCGAAGCACGTAGAATAAGTTCAATAACCACTATATCAGAAATTTCAAACGGTCTTGGTGATGTTATAAGTGTTGATGCAAACGGCGTAGCCCAATTTGCCACAGTACACAGTTTACAATTACCAACATACACAGTCACACAGGCAAACGCTTTATCAAACAAAGCCTCTGGGCAGATAATCTATGTTAGCAATGGTAATGGTGGTGCTCCGTGTCTTGCTGTATACAATGGCTCAAATTGGCAACAAGTGCGATTTGATGGCGTAATTTCCGCGGCTTAGAATACCGCTATCCAACAAAAATCCAAAACATAAAAAACGGTTATTTTTATAAATATGCTTATAAGAATAGCAGTAGAAGAAGCCTACGGAGATGAACACCGGGTGATGTTTCAAGACGCATATCTTTAATAAAAAATATTTTTTATATAAGCTAACGGAGACATATTAAAAATGGCTATAACACGAATTAAAAATAACCAGATTACCAACGCGACAATTGACGCTGGCACAAAGCTAGTTGACGCATCGATTACCGCAGGTAAACTGGCAGCAAACTTGACGTACGGTTCAAACCTTACTGTCACAGGAAACTTAACAGTTAACGGAACAACCACTGCGTTGGATACTGTTAACACAATTATTGAAGATCCGGTAATTCTTCTTGCTAAAAACGAAACTGGTGCACCATCAAAGGATATTGGTTTTATTGGAGAGCGTGGAGATTCAAACAACGTTGCATGGATTTTTGACGAAACAGACGACACGTTTAAAGCAGGTCTAACAACAGACGATGGTACAGGTACTGCAATTACACTAGCAAGTTTAGTTGATTCACAGTTCAAAGATATTACTATGGTTAACCTTGCTCCATCAGGTAACGTAACAACTGCATTAAATGCTTCAAGCACAATTGCAGCTGGAAGTTCTATTACGGCAGTTACAACAATTACTGCAACTGGAAACGTAGCAGGTGGTAACATAACCACTGGTGCAAAAGTTACAGCAGTTGGTGAAGTAAAAGGTGGATCTATTACAGATGGTACTGCTACAATGTCATCAGGAAGTATTACTACTGGACTAGTAAACGTAACTGGTTCGGGCACAATACAGGGCGGTACAGTAACAGATGGTACACTAAGCATAAACGGTGGAAGTATTGCTTCTGGTGTAAACGGTACATTTTCAGGTACTGTTACAGGAAGTACAAAAGTTTCTTCACCGGCCTTTGAAGGTGCAAGTCCATCTTTAACAGCTAGTGGTGCAGATCAAACAGTAACACTTGTTCCAACAGGAACAGGAACAGTCGCAGTATCAAGTAAAAGAATTAGTGGAGTTGCTACTCCAACTGCTACTACTGACGCAGCCAACAAAGCATATGTTGACTCAGTTGCAGAAGGCTTGGACATCAAAGAATCAGCAGTTGCCGCAACTACTGCCGTATTACCTACAACAGTAGTATACAACAACGGTACAGGTGGTGTTGGTGCTACAATTACAGCTGGTGCAAACGGTGTATTAGCCGCAATTGATGGTGTTACAATGGTAGCCGGTGAAAGACTACTTGTTAAAAACCAAGCAGCCGCTTTACAAAACGGTATCTATGTTTGTACATCAATTGGTGCAGTAGGTGCTCCTTTCATACTAACAAGAGCAGGCGACATGGATGGTTCACCAGCTAGTGAGATTCCAGGAGCATTCGTATTTGTTGAAGAAGGTACAGTAAACGCTGATAACGGTTTTGTTTGTACAACAAACGCTCCGGTAACAGTTGGTACTACTGCAATTAACTTTACACAGTTCTCAGGTGCTGGTCAGATTACTGCTGGTGACGGTTTAGCAAAAGCAGGTGACACATTAAGTGTTAACGTTGATGATGTTACAACTGCTATTGCTTCAGATGCAGTTATTGTTAAAACAAGTGCTAACCTAACAACTCCAAACATTGGTGTTGCTAACGGTGACAGTTTTACTGCTAGTGGTACAGTACAAGGTGCTACAATCACAGACGGAACTGCAACTATAAACACAGGTGCTATTGCAAGTGTAACAACTATTGTTACAAGTGGTAACATTACAACTGGTGCAGGAAACGTAATAGCAGGTAATGTAACTGGTGCTATTGGTGACTTTTCGGGTGCAGTTAGTGGTGCTACATTAACATCAGACAGTGGTATTACTATTAGTGCTAACGACATTGATTCATCAGGTGCAGCAATTACTGTTAACCAAGCAAGTGCAGACTTAGACTTTGTTGTTGAAGGTAACGGCGATGCTAACTTGTTTAGAACAGACGCTGGTACAGACACTGTGTTGATTTCAACTGCAACTGCAACTGCAGGTGCAACGTTAAAAATTGACAGTACAGATTCGTTGATGATTCCGGTAGGAACAACTGCACAGAGACCAACACCAGCAACTGGTATGTTTCGTTATAACAGCTCACTAGAGGCGGTAGAATTTTACACATCAGGTGCTTGGAAAACTGCTGGTAGTGACTTTACAACTATTGCATCACAAACATTTAGCGGTGATAACTCAACTGTTGCATTTACACTAAGTGAAGCACAAACAACTGCAAGTTGTATAATTTCAATCAACGGTGTGGTACAGTTACCAACAACAGCTTATGCGGTAAGTGGAACAACATTAACATTTACAGAAGCTCCGGCAGCTGGTGATGTTGTTGAAGTGAGAAAACTTACCACAACATCAACTATTACTTCATTAGCAAACGCAAATGGTACTGCTATTGTTGAAGCAATAGATGGTGCTGCACAGGTAAAGATAACAGGTGATCTACTTCCTGTAAGTGACGGTAACCTAGACTTAGGAAGTGCCGCATTACATTGGCAAGAAGCACACTTAGGAAGCACAATCTTTTATGATTCAGATGATTCAAATACTGTGACTTTAAGTGCTCCAGCAACTGTAGCTTCAAACATAGCATTTACGCTACCAGGAGCAGATGGCACAAGCGGACAGGCACTTATAACTAACGGTTCAGGTGTAATGAGTTTTGGTGCAGCTGGTGCGGTTGTAACAAGTGATACAAGTACAGACGCAGAAAGATTAATCTACGTCGGTTCAGTAACATCAGGTGCTTTAACAGCAGTGACACAAGACAGTGGACTTACATACAATCCAAGTAGTGGTTCATTAACATCAGCAACATTTATTGGTGCATTAACTGGTAACGCATCAGGAAGTTCAGCAAGTTGTACAGGTTTATCGGCTACTGCAACTGCATTAGCAACTGCTAGAAATATTGGTGGAGTATCATTTAATGGTACTGCTGATATAACATTACCGGGTGTAAACTCAGGCGGTAACCAAAACACAACTGGAAGTGCAGCCACACTTACAACTGCAAGAGCAATTGCACTTAGTGGTGATGTAGTTGGAACTGCAAACTTTGATGGAAGTGCAGGAATAAGTATTGCCGCAACCATACAAGCAAACAGTGTTGCATTATCAACTGACACAACAGGTAACTATGTAGCCGCAGGAGCAGTATCGGGTACAGGACTAAGTGGTAGTGCAGGAGCAGAAGGTGCAACATTTACTGTAACATCAAACGCTACAAACGCAAACACTGGCGGTACTATTGTTGCAAGAGATGGCTCAGGAGACTTTAGTGCAGGTGTTATAACTGCAACTGCTACACAAGCAAGATACGCTGACTTGGCTGAGATGTATGCCACAGACGGCGATATTGATGCAGGTACAGTAGTACACTTTGCAGGTGAAGGCAAAATTGCATCATGCAATGAAGCAAACCACCATGCAGTAGCAGGTATTATATCTACTGATCCAGCTTACTTGATGAACACTGATCAAGCTGGTGCAGCTCTTGCAATATCTGGAAGAGTACCATGTAAAGTAACAGGCGCAGTAGCCGCAGGTGACTTAATGGTGTCAGCAGGTAACGGTATGGCAATGGCCAACAACAGTCCAGCAATTGGTACTGTAATTGGTAAAGCAATCGAAGCACATGACGGCGGAGAAGGCACAATTGAAATACTAGCAATGATGATGTAATCATACACAAATTTAGAAATAGCACCTTCGGGTGCTATTTTTTTGACTGCATTTTCTGATAAATACGTCCATATAAGGATACACAATGGGATTAACTAGGCCTCGTGCCCACCAACTACAAGATATAGATTATAAGCAAACCGCCAGAGCAGTTACAGTTGCAAACGTTACGCTAAGTGGTGGTGCTCCTGCATCTGTTGACGGAACAAGTCTTGCAAAAAACAATAGAGTATTAGTTACTGCACAAACCACAGGCAGTGAAAACGGTATTTACATTGTTACCACAGTTGGCGCCGGCTCAAACGGGACATGGGCTAGAACAACTGATGCTGACGCTACCGGCGAGATAAAAGCCGGCACAATAATAATGATCACCGAAGGCACAACCTACGCTGATACACAGTGGAAATTAACAACTGACGATCCAATAACAGTTGGATCAACCACAATGACATTTGTACGTAGTGGAAATGCTGCCTTTGGAACCTTTGCAGTGTCAGGTCAAAACAGTATTGTAGCAGATCAGATTGGAGATACATTCACACTGGTTGCTGGTACCAACGTTGCACTCACAACCAACGATAGCACAGATACACTAACAGTTACACCAAGTTTAACCCCTGCATTAACCAGTGCAACATTTACAAATACAAGCACAGGCGATACATTACTACTGACAACCACCGAAGACTCGAGCACTGCCGCTCCTGTAATCACAATGAAACGCAACAGTGCATCACCAGCAGATGCAGATTACTTAGGACAATTAAAGTTTCAAGGCGAAAATGATGCTGACCAAGAAGTTGTATATGCAAAGATTACTGCAAAGATACAAGATGCTAGTGATGGCTCAGAAGATGGATTACTTGAATTTGCTAACAGAAAAGCCGGTTCAAATAATATTAATATGAGACTTAGATCTGACAGTTTACAATTGCTGAATGATACTACCTTAGTTGTAAGAAATATCACATATCCACTTGCAGATGGTACTAGTGGACAAGCAGTTGTTACTGACGGAAGTGGTAATTTAAGTTTTGGCGATGTAGCTGGTGGAAGTGCCGCTAATCAATTTCCTAACTGTACAGTAAGTCCTTTACCAGGATCAGAAGGCAACTTTGATCTTGCAAAACAATATGACCAAACAGGAAGTGTTGAATCACCATTTGAGTCAATAACAACAGATGCCTTCGGTGTGAGCCTTGGTGAAATTTATACTATGATGGATCCAGTAGGAACTACAACAACAACTGATTTAGGTGCATTTAGTTAATAAATACACTACTAGGAGAATACAATGCCAACGGTACTACAATTTAGACGTGGAACAACTACACAGAACAATTCGTTCACTGGTACTGCCGGTGAACTTAGTGTTGATACAACATTAGATACTTTAAGGGTACACGATGGTAGTACTGCCGGCGGATTTGCTTTACTGAAAGAAACTGGTATAAGCAACCTTACACTTAACGCACAAGCAGAAATAAGACTTGGTGACTCAGATAGTTCAAACTATGTAGGATTCAAATCACCTGGCACAGTTGCGTCAAATTTAATTTTTACGCTACCAAGTTCAGATGGCACAAGCGGCCAAGCATTGGTTACTGATGCAAGTGGTAATTTAAGTTTCGCGGCTGCTGGTGCAACTATAAGTGGTGACACTAGTACCAACACAGACTTTTTATTATATTTTGCAAGTTCTACAAGTGGTGCATTAACCGCGGTCAAACAGGATAGTGGCCTTACATACAACCCAAGCACAGGGTCATTAACGTCTGCAACATTTATTGGTGCATTGACTGGAAATGCTTCAGGCAGTTCGGGAAGTTGTACAGGTAATGCCGCTACGGCCACTACGGCTGCTGCTTTAACAACTGCTAGAGCAATTGCACTCAGTGGTGATGTTGTTGGTACTGCAAACTTTGATGGAAGTGCAGGCATAAGCATAAGCACAACCATACAAGCAAACAGTGTCGCACTCGGCACAGACACCACAGGAAATTATGTGGCTACAGGAGCAGTATCAGGAGTCGGACTAAGTGGTAGTTCAAGTAGCGAAGGAGGTACATTTACTGTTACATCAAATGCAACTCATGCAAACACAGGTAGTACAATTGTTGCAAGAGATGGAAGTGGCGACTTCAGTGCTGGAGTAATTACTGCCACTGCAACCGCCGCAAGATATGCTGACTTGGCAGAGAAATACACAAGTGATGAAGATTATGAGCCTGGCACAGTAGTTGAACTGGGTGGAACGGCAGAAGTGACACAAACACGCAGGCCTTCTAGTGTTGCAATTGCTGGAATAGTTTCTACAGACCCAGCCTATTTAATGAATGATGATTTAGAAGGCATAAGTGTTGCACTGATAGGGCGTGTGCCTTGCAAAGTTACAGGCAAAATTAACAAAGGTGATTTACTTGTAAGCAGTGATGTACCAGGTCATGCAAAAGCTCATAGAGACATACATAATCCACCATCTGGATCAATGATAGGTAAAGCAATTGACAACAAAGACAGTGAAGGTCCCGGAGTTATAGAAGTCCTTGTAGGGCGTATGTAATGCCCGAGAGGTATCGCACTGAATACGACGGTGAATTTGTTATCACGACGAACCAAATTATCGATGGCAAAAAACATCAAGAACGTGAATGGATTGATAATCCAATTGAAAATCAACACATTAGTGGTCGAGCTGCAGTCATTGGGAACGGACAAAGCCGATACAACACTAATTTTCACGGAAAACTGAATCTTAAAACAAAAATTGAACTACACAAAGGATGGCATCTTGGACGTAAAAGATTGCAAAGTTACGGTGCAGAAGATTGTTGGCAAGAAATGCAGTGCGATTTCTATATAGAATTTGATAAACAAAAACTAGCAGACCTTAAAGCAGAAAAGTACCAGCAAAGTACGATTGTGTATAGCCATGCAAGAAATTGTATTGATGATCCCGGTGAGTATTATCTTGTGCCATATGGCGTCAGAGGTAAAAGTGTGACAGTTGCAACGTGGCTAGCTTGTTTTGATGGACATAAAGAAATATTTTTACTTGGAGTTGACGCACTTACTGCTCAAGATGAGCCAGATGAAAAGTTGATAAAACAAATTAATCTTGTATTTGAGACCTATAGGACTACTCAATTTTACTATGTATCAGATGGAGCCAAAGCACATGACATGTGGCGAAAAAATGCAAACTTTAATCACATGAATTATGGAGAGTTTATCTCATATTGTGATATTTGAAACTTTTTAATTATATCAATTTTCTTTAAAATTTCTTGAAAATTAATGGTTGTCCATAAGCCAGGATGTAGTGGTTTTGGCCAAACTCCAGACTTAATCCAACTATATCCATAATGTTCATTGTTAAGTACTGGTACAAATTCGTGTCTAACTAGGCAAAAAAAGGTATGATAACTAAAATGGTTATCAACGCTTGTAAATTTTTCAATAGGTACTAATTTTATTACATCAGGCCATAATCCTATTTCTTCATGACATTCTCTTTGGAGTGCTTGATTTAGATTCTCGCCAAAGTCCACCTTGCCTCCAGGAAGACCCCAACATCCAGGATTTTTTGAATCGTTTCTTAGTAAGTACAGGTATCTATCTGTAGTTACGTTATAAAACCAAACACCAACTGCATTTATCAAAGTACAAGACTCCAATTGCCTTCTGTGTATAATCCTTCATAGGCTTTAAGCCACTCGCCAGCGGCCCATCTATATGCTACGCCAGTTGTTATATTAGTCACATATTGGACGTTTGTTTCTGCACTTGCATTAAACACTACATTCCAACGCACTCCGTTATACTCTACAATATCGTTGGTAACTGCTACTAGCGTCGAACCGTCAGTACCTCGCCATGCTTGTGCAAATCCTGGATCAGTTGTACTACCGCTGCCTGTATCGTTAATGAACAAATATCTCTGTCCTGTTGCCGATGCAGGAAGTCCGGCAATTGTGCCTGGACCTTTTGATTGTGGATCAACAATAGCGTTTATTGGATCTAATGTATTTTGCGGTATTGTATCGGTGTCAACAGTGAATAATAAAAACCTATCATCAGTTGGGTCATAAGATACTGTTCCAACGATCACTGTGTCATCATATGGATTATCGAGACGAACCTGACTTATTCCATTACGTAAAGCACCGTATAAATTGACTACTGTGTGCCATAATAAATTGCTCGGTACGGCACTAGGAACCTGTACACCTGCATTATTTGCTACAACTGCTTTTGTTTCTAATACTTGTAACTTGTTTCCAATCAAAAGTGTTTGATAATTAAAAGGTGTAAATTTTTGTCTGGTACCCATTAATAGGTCACTATCAAAAATTGCTTCAGACATATCACCATTACCATCAAATACACTTGCAACTATTTTTTCAACAACTCCTAACTTCTTGACTTTAGCAGGTGGCGAAATGAAAATTGGCATAACAAAACGTAAAGACGCAATGTCAATTGGATCATCTGTACCTTGTGGAATTGCTCTTGAACTCCATGTTACTTGTTCTAAGTACATTACACTTAGACTGGTCCAGTCAATAAAGTTCTCTGTACTTTGGATTTCTAGTGCTGGATTAAAAAGTGTTAAAAGTTGTTCGAGCAATTGTAACTTTTGGTTAGTATTTGATGTCCAGATGTCTAAATTTACTTCTAAGTCAAATGGAACAGGCATAAGTTTTTCAATAGTAAATGCGTTTCCTTGTGTTGTTTCGTATGATTCACTGACAGTGTCCCAATATCGTTGTCTCACATTTTGTTTTTGTACAAACGTAGGCTCTTGCATTCTATCTCTTGCATAATTTAAATTTGTCACGTGAAATGTCATAAGAGGGGTGCTTGGTAAGGAATTTGCACTATTCTGTTGGATTATAGTTTGTGCTTGACGTGTAGCATCGCCATATCTTACGGGAACTCTGTATAATGTTTTGCTATTATTATCAGCATCTCTGCCGTACTCTACTTGAAAGTTAGAAAACACTCTTGTAAATTGCAACAAAAATCTGCGTATTTGTTCATCATAAAAAAATTGTTGCATTAATTATCAGCCTGCGGTTTAAGTATTTTACTTAAAGGTTGTCTTTCGTCAATCTGTCCACGATCTTCAGTATTGGTTTTATTTGTATTGTTTACAAAACTACTACGTTGTGTTTGAGATTTTACATTTCCGTAATTTGCAACTGCTTTTTCTTTATCACCTGGTGTCAAATTAGTCCTCACATCGTCTTCATACTTAACCCATCTTGACCCACTGTAGCGAAAAAGTCTATTTGGATAATAATCTAATCTAAGTGCAAAGTCACCTTCTTGTGCATTACTAGGAAAACTAATTCCTGGTGTAACTGGTAACCCATTGGGTGCAATACCATCGCCTGTTAAATAACCTAATGTATAACCATTTGCTCTTGGACTTTGCGGTTGCCCATCTACATCAACATTGGTTGTGTCAACTGTTATTCCTGTATTATCTACTGTGTAACTGTTTGGATCTGCTGGTGTGCCATCTTCGTTTGTTGGCACGATATAAAACTTAACACTGTCGTATCCGCTATAAGGAACTTCGTACTCTGCTTGTGTAAGTATTGCATCATTTATTTCTCTATCTTTAGTTACAGTGCCAAAAGTTTCAATTTCACTCTTTGGTGTAAATTCTTCCCAATGAGCAGTGCTGGTTATATCTGTTCCGGGGTCAACATCTGCTATCGCTTTATAGTAAGAATCGCCACTCAGTACGATACTTCCTTTTGGATAGTAATTTCCGTTATCCCAAATATTCTCAACTTCAAATGGCTTCTTAAGTATGTCATTATACTCTTGAGCACTCACAAGTGGTGTTGCTTTTACACGCCACAAGTGCGGCAACCATGTTTGTGAGAATCCTTCACTGGCAAATGATGCATCTTGTATTACATAGTACTTTGGTATAGCACGTGCAATACCACTGTCTAAAGGATTGAAATCTTTCAAGTTAGGAAGCTCTAAAACATCACCACTCATAAGTTTACGTCCGAGTGTGTCTATCATAAAATTGTAATGAAATGTAATAAACAAGGTATCGTTGTTTAAAAATAAACCAAATTGACTTAGATCAAAATCAATATCTTGTGCATTATACACACCTCGCATTTGATATACATCGTCATCGTATTTTCTATCTCTGTTTTCTAATAGAAATAAATCTTCTATAAACAACGGAGACTCGCTGGAATAAGCAGGTTGTGTAGCATCTTGTGTTCCGCCACTTACACTTGAACTATCATCACCACTCATTTGTGGGCCAAGGTATTTGTGAATGAACATATCTACACCGCCAACCTGATACATTTCCATAACAGTGCGGTCAATAAATTTGTAATCGTTTTGTCGATTAGGGCGATATAAACTAAGTCTAGGCATACAGTAATCCTTCTTACTGTATTTATGGACTTAGATAGCGACCTTAACAGGATCATTTCCTGTAATAGTAGATAACTTCTTACAGATACCACTAACTTCTTCGAGAGTTAGAAATCCTTTTACAGTATCGCCCTCTGCGGTTATTCCCGGAAGTTCGACTCCTCGGCCGGCAACACTAACCATTATTTCATACAAGCCTTGTGGTCCGCCATAACTGCCTTCGTGTTGAACAACACTAAGCTCATACTTTTTAAAATCAAGTACAAGTTGTATTCCTTTGTGATACTTGCTGGTATCAAACGATAAGCCTAATAGTGTCTGATTCATTTTAAGGCATCCTTAGTTGTTCCACCACCTTGGTAACTTTGTGTTTTTAGGTTTTCTAACTTTGTTACCATATCAAAAAAGTTCTTAAGCATTCTATCAGTGGCATCTTGTTGCTCAATACCAGCAGGTATACATACTGCTTCTATATCGACACTTTTAAGTGCATCTACTGCGGTAAGACATGTTGACTTGTCTGCATAAGTCATTGGATTAGCCAACATCATTGTTATTAGCATGAACTTCATGTGTAAATCCTCCATTTAGTTTACTATTCATTCTACGTAAAAGATACATGGCATTCTGTCTCCAGTAATCTTTACCCCATGTGCCTTCTGCAAAACCATCAGCGGCATGCCAACAGTTATCTATACGCCTTTCGTATAGTTGGAACTCTCGACTATCCATATTTTAAATCCGTCATCTCATCTTTATAACAATTTACTATTTTATAATCATAGTGTTTAGAAGTTATTTTAATATTTCTTGGAAGTGATACCTGCATCATCCAATCTATATCATATTCAGCAGCCTGCACACTATCATGTTTGTCACTTTCAAACTGCTCTTGTTTGAAATTCTCTTTTGAAGTATAGTAACCTATATTCATTATAATTTGTACTTTCTTTTGCATTATTAATTCTCCTCTAAGATAGCTTCAACTTGTTGCCATAACATCCATGCACCATCATCAGTATCAAAACCTTCTTCACTTGCAAAATCCATTGAACTACTGTGATATACACCGTTTGGATCAAGACCAACTTTATCTATTACTGCCGCAATCTCCATTGGCTTTATACCAAATCCTAATTCCACTCCAGGGTCACCACCTAAACGTATACCACCACCCTCTGCACTAATAAATCTAATTTTCTGTGTCATCTAGCTCTCCTTGTTTCTAACTATACATATATAATAACACAGTTATAGTATAAGTCAACCTTTTTATTGCAAAAGAATAAAAAAACATTAGAAACTTTTAGGTTGACATCTACTATATACATGTTATACTCTTTGTAACAGTTAGATATAGGAGCATTTATGGCAAAAGGCAAAAGTTTAATGAAGCCAGGCACACGTAAGAAGAAGCCTGCAGTTAGAAAACAACGTAGTAAAGCACAAGATCCAAGTTGGACAACTGCTTTAGACATGAGTGGCCAAGCATATCATAGACACAAAATGATTTCTGTTGATTGGTACTATCAAGAACGTAAACCTGTAGAACTGTTTCCAGATTTATTAGCATGGATGAAAGAAAATAATTACAGCAAAGAAGATATTGCTACTATGAAACGTCATGGGCATAATGGCATGGTATATGCCAGCATATATGCCAGATGTTTGAGACAAGGCATGCCAGATGTACATCCAGAACATAACAACTACTGGCAAACACTGCCTGGAACAATGGGAGATGTGCAACCAACTAGTAATTATGTTATGAAAAGTATCACAGAAGCAATAGCCAGAACTGCTCCTGCTCCAAAACTGGTTGTTGATAATACAAAACTGCTTGTGGCACGTAAAAGCATACAAGAAAACATGCGTGATAAGACAATGGATATCGAAGGTGCAGTACATGAACTAGTTGATGAGTTTTGTAATAATGATTGCAAAGATCTAGACAAGTATAGTGTAATGAAACTGTTACAAAAGGAAAGTTGTCCTCCACAAACAATTGACATAATTGCAACTCCGCTGAAAGCACAACTAAGTGAGATAAATGAGCTTATGAATCCTCCTAGCAAAAAAGAAATTGCAAAAATGTCTGAGATTGAGCAAGACATGATAGTACAATTAGCTGAAGGCTACAGTCATTTAGGAAAGTTACAAATACGTGCTTATCAAAAGTTTCTTGAGAAAGCAGTGGCTGATTGTGCAAGTTATGTACAAGTGAAAAAAGCAGACAGAGCACCTCGCCCTACAAAACAAAAGACTCCTGCACAATTAGTAAGGAAGTTTAAATATCTGCGTAAATTTGAGGACTTAGATCTAGCAAGTTTAAGTCCTGAAAAAATGGTAAACGGAACCGAAGCCTGGCTGTATAATACCAAAACACGTAAGTTGATTTATGTAATTGCCGATCCAGTAATACAAACTTATAGTATAAAAAGCAACAGTGTGATTGGGTTTGATCCTAATAAGAGTGTACAAAAAACACTACGTAAACCAGCAGAGCAGATTAAAGAACTTATGAAGGGCGGTAAGCCTAACAACAGGAAACAGTTTGCTAGTATCAAAGCCACTGAAATCAAATACAATGGCAGAGGTAACGAACACGTTGTTATACTCAAGGCCTGGTAATTTGCATAAATACTGTCATAGGATGGTATCATGGCAGAACAACAACAAACACTAGATCAAACATTAGAAACTAAGAAGCAAGAAACATTTGACTATGTAAAGTTGCAATTAGGCGAAGGCATAATTGACACAGAACTTGATGCTAGTCATTATGAGGCAGCTTACCAAAGAACAATTGGTACTTATAGACAACGTGCAGAAAATGCTTTTGAAGAAAGCTATAACTTTCTAACTCTTGGCGATGGAAATAACATTTATACCTTGCCCAGAGAGATTAAAACTGTAAGACAAGTTTTTCGACGTACAATTGGCTTTAGCAACGGCGGAGAAGGACAAGCATTTGAACCTTTTAGTGCCGCAGCCTTAAACACATATCTTCTGAACGGAAATCAAATGGGCGGACTTGCGACATACGATTTCTATTCACAGTATGTAGAACTTACTGCTAAGATGTTTGGCGGATTTTTAAATTATAATTACAATAGTGCAACCAATCAATTGACATTGATGCGTGATATTAAAGGCGAAGGCGAGACTGTACTACTTTGGTGCTACAACTTACGTCCAGAAGTACAACTATTAACTGACTTCTCTACTATGCAATGGATAAGAGATTACATGGTTGGTAACTGCAAACTTATAATTGGCGAAGCAAGAGAAAAGTTTGCAACTATTGCTGGCCCACAAGGTGGTACTGCTCTAAACGGTGCACAAATGAAAGCCGAAGGCCAGGCAATTATGGATAAGATGATTGAAGAACTTAAACTTTATGTAGATGGTTCACAACCATTGATGTGGGTTATTGGCTAATGCGTGTCGAAGA